AAGCTAAGTATTTACAAAAGGCTTTACCAACAGGTTCTCAGTATGATTCAATTCCATTTGAGCAAGATTATTCTGATAGAAAAGCTAAAACAATTGCTTCTCAATTAGAGACTGCTATTTGGCAAGGTGATACTGCTTCTGCTAACGGTAACTTAAACAAGTTTGATGGTTTAATCAAATTGATTGGTGCTGCTAGTGGTGTAGTTGATGCTAACGTATCAGGATATGTTTCAGGTGCTCCATTAAGTTCTATCACTGCAGCTAACGTAGTTAGTTTATTTGATGGTATTTATAAAGCAATCCCTGCAAAAGTTGTATCAGCAGATGATATGGTGATTGTATGTGGTGTTGATACTTTCAGAACTTACACTATTGCATTGAAGAATGCTAATATGTTTAACTACTCTTTTGATGGTAAAGCTGATAGTGAATTCGTATTGCCGGGGACTTCAATCAAAGTTATTGCTTTGAATGGTTTAAACGGAACTAACGATTTATATGCTTTAAGACTTAGCAATTTGTTCTTAGGTACAGACTTATTAAACGAAGAAGAAAAATTTGAAATCTTCTTTGCTAAAGAAGCTGATGAAGTACGTTTTGCAGCAGAATTCAAAATGGGTGTGAACATTGCATTCCCTGATGAGATTGTAAAAGTAGCTATCTAATTATAAAGGGGAGTTGAAATATACTCCCCATTTTTAAATAAAATAAAATAAATATTATGGCGTGTGCATTAACACAAGGATATACCCTTGATTGTCGTGATTCCCTAGGTGGAATTACAGAGGTTTATTTTATTGCAAGTTCGGATATTACTTCAAGTACAGAAGCTAGTGGTGTAATTACTGCATTAGTAAAAGCTACAGGTAAGAAGTTTTATAAATATGAGTTAACAAAAGGAACTTCAATGTTTACTGAAAACGTAGCATCGAATGTTCAAAATGGTACCTTGTTTTTCACTCCTGAATTAACAATAATCTTAAATAAATTACAAGCAAATACAAGAAATGAAATTCTTTTATTAGCACAAAATAGACTTGTCGCAGTTGCTAAAGACAACAATGGTAAGTTCTTTATGCTAGGTAAAACAAGGTCATTGGATTTGACTGCAGGTAGTGCTGCAACAGGTACTGCTGAGGGAGACAGAAGTGGTTATACTTTAACATTCACAGGAGCTGAACCTGCTTTAGCACCTGAGGTTAATAGTACAGTAGCTGCTGCTCTTACAACTGCAGGATAGTTTACAGTTTTTCATAGTTAGTTCCCCTGCCTAGTTTTCTAGGTGGGGGTTTTTGTATGTCAAAAAGTCAAGTTATTGACTTACTTTATTACAATATAAGTCAAATAATAGCTTTACCTACTTGTTTTGTAAATATTATTATTATTGCTATTTATAATAGATGATACATTTAACTAAAGGACAGACCAATACAATCATAATGACTTTAACTGAAAAGCAGTTATTGATTACCCCTAACTATTTATTTGTGTTTACAAATAGAAGTAGTAATAACATTATTAAATTTGTGGTTTTAAATACATCTGATTTAAGTTTATACAAGGATAGATATAATGAATTTACAATTGTTACTAACACTAGCTTTAGTGCTGCATTAGAGGGTCAATATACCTACGAAGTGTACGAACAAGCAAGTACTAGCAACTTAAATCCAACAGGCTTAAACAAGCTAGAAACAGGTATTATGTGGCTTTCAGGTTCGACCCTAACATATAACCAATATACAACAACAGACACTTATACAATTAGACAATGATAGATTTAAGAGTATTAACATTCGCAGAGGCTAGGCAACCTGAATTCAAAGAGAAGAAAGGTGTAGATGGTGGATATATTAAATACGGAGAAAATAACGATTATCCGGAATACATAGTTGACTTATACAATAAGTCATCAAAGCATAGTGCCATTATTAAAAGTAAGGTGCATTATATTACCGGCAATGGTTGGTCAGGTGAACCTGATGCACAGGCATTTATAGATAAAGCTAACAGGGTAGAATCTTTAAACGATTTAACTAGAAAGGTATCTTTAGATGTTGAAATATTTGGTGGTGCTTATTTAGAAGTTATTTGGGATTTAGCCGGTAACATTGCCGAGTTATGGCATTGTGATTATGTTAAGATAAGAACTAACAAAGACAATACACAGTATTGGTATAAGGAAGATTGGAAGGATAATAAGGTAAAGCCATCTGTTGTGGCTGCATTTAATCCAAAGCAACCAACAGGTAAACAAATTCTTTACATAAAAGAATACAGACCTAATATTGGTATCTATGGATTGCCTAGTTATTTTGCTGCATTAAATTATATTGAATCTGACATTGAAGTTTCTAAGCATATCTTAGGAAATGCACAGACAGGGTTTTCTGCTAGTAAACTTATTACCTTACCGAATGGTGAACCTAATGATGAAGAAAAGCGCAACGTAGATAATAGATTAAGAAAAACTTATAGTGGTGCAGACGGTAAAAAATATATGATTGCATTTGTCAATGATATATCTAGGAAGCCTGTCGTAGATGATTTGGGTACAAGTGATTTAACAAAAGAAGATTTTGGCAGAGTAGATGAATTAATACAGACTAACATATTTAGTGGTCATCAGGTTACGACCCCATCAATTATGGGTATTGCAGAAGCCGGTAAGCTAGGCAGCAGAACAGAGATGCGTGATGGCTATGAGATATTTAAGAACACATATGTAAATGCTAAACAAATGCATTTAGAAAGTGTATTTAATATGTTAGCTAAATATAAAAATGTCACAACTGAAATAAAGATTATCCCTACTGAACCAATAGGAATTGAGTTTAGTGAGCAAACTATAAAAGAAGTAGCACCTAAAGAATGGATATTAGAAAAGATTGGTATTGATATGACTAAATACGCACCTACTGCTGAGGCAATAGTTCCGGCACAGGGCTTATCAGTTAACGAGCATATCAAAGGTTTAAAAGGTCGTGAGTGGCAGAATATGCAACGTATCATTCGTGAGTTTACTAAAGGTAAAATCAATAGAGAACAAGCGAGTGCAATGCTTAAAACAGGATATGCTTTAAGTGATGATGAGGTAAAAACTTGGCTAGGTTCAGATGAGATGGATGCAGAATTTGCAGCACAAGACTTTGGTGTGTTTTATGAGTTTGGTGAAAGCAAGGATGCGTTTAATGTTTGGAAGTCTAAGAAAAGATTTAGTGATGAATCCGACTTTCATATGTTCGCTGATGTTACACAATTAGAATCAGACATATTAGACCAAATTTCTAAACAAAAAGATGTAACCCCTGAGGTATTGGCAGAAGTTTTAGATGAAGATGTAAATACTATCAATTCAATATTAAAGGATTTAGAAGATAGAAATATCCTAAAAACTACTGAAACAAAAATAGGTAAAGGTATTAATAGCAATATAATTGTTTCAAGAGAATTAACGCAACCATTATCTAAAACAGTAGGCAAAGTAAAACCGGAAACAACTGAAATATTAGTTAGGTATTCTTATGATTGGATAGCAGGATTTAATAATTCTGATAAAACTAATAGCAGACCTTTCTGTGTAGCTTTACTAGATGCTAATAAAATTTATAGCAGAAGTGATATTGAAATGATGAGTGCAAGATTAGGATATTCTGTTTGGGATAGGAGAGGTGGATGGTGGAACGATAACGGAACAATTAGCGAATCTTGCAGACACGAGTGGCGCACAAATATAGTAACAAGAAAAAAATAAGAAATGTCATTAAATATATTATTCATATCAGTACAAGGGATAAAAGATAGAACCGGCTTACACGCAAACGTGGATGAGAAATTAATATTGCCGGAAATTAAAACGGCACAAGATATGTATATATTACCTGCATTGGGTAGTACATTATATAATAAATTGCAAAGTGCAATAAATGGTTCTACATTAAATGGTAATGAAACTACATTATTAAATAATTATATAGCAGATTGTTTGATTTATTATGTTATGAGTGAGTTACCTATGGGGTTATCATATCAGTTTTATAACAAAGGTTTATTAAGAAAGTCAGGAGACAATACAGAAAACCCATCAATGCAAGATATGATTGATGTGGCTAACAGATACAGGACAAGAGCAGAATTTTACAAGCAAAGATTGATTAAATATTTAAGACAAAACAATACTTTATACCCTGAATATTTA